TGATTTAACAAAAAAATTATTTATATCCTCCATTTTTAATTCAATCCAAAGAACCCTGCCATCTTTAAAGTAAAATGGCTCATCAGTATCAACCATCCATATATCACCATCTGGACATATTGAAGGCAGTAATAAATCACCTTTTTTAGGTACGCCTCTATTTTTTTTCAATAATTCATAATGCTCAAGATTTATAAATAATTCAGGATGAGGTTCTTTTCCATAACTTAATCTAGAAATTTCTTGACCTCTATAAAAAGGAATACCTTTTTCAACGCATTCTGAGAAATATACCCTACGGCTAGAACCTACTTCTCCCAACATTTTTATTTCCTTAACTTCCCATCCCTTTTGATTCTTTACTGGATCGCCAAACATAGCGTAGAATATAGACTCTATTAACTGGTCTAGTGCTTCTATTTGTTTCTTCCTCTTATCTATAAGAGCTTGTGCCTTGTTTAGAACCTCAACTATCTTTTTTTGAATTTCTATAGATGGAACTGGAATTTTTATTTTTTTGAGATTAGTTCTCGTAATTTGAGGTTGTGCTGAACCAGATATTACCTTTTTAAAATTATAGCTGCTTAGATAGTAATATAAGTAGTTCATATCAACTATTTCATGCTTTAAATGATCAAGAGCCATAGCATTGCCGTTTATATATGCCTTCCCTAAAGATCTATTTATTGTCCCACACGTAGCTCCTCTACAAGTAATCATCACTGTTGGTTCTTCATGAGTATATTTATCATAGAACCCTATAATTCCATTGGCACCATAAACAGGATAACCCTTCTTTTTTAAATCCTTCATAGCTACAGTGCTCCATTGTTTAGGTCTACAAATATCCGTTAAATTCACCCACTCCATCTATCTCACCAACTTCTCTATTTCATCCAAACCCAGAATTATATCTTCTTCTAATTTTCTTATCTTTTCAATAAGAACTATCGGCTCTTCATATTCCACTTCTTCATAAACAATTTCCTTATATCTGTTGATAGAAAGGTCATATCCATTCTCCCTTATTTCCTCTACTGGAACTAGAAATGATTTTTCAGTTCTTTCTCTTTGATCTTCATCCTCTAGGTTCGAAAATCTTTCTATAATATCTTTTATGTCGTTTTCTTCTACCTCTTCTCGCTTATCATCTAGAGATAGACCATCTGCCTCCATATCATAGAACCAAATCTTATCGGTTCCACCAATACCTGTTTTGGTGAAAAGCAATACAGCTGTAGATACTCCTGTATAGGGTTTGAAGACTCCTGAAGGCATGGAAATAACACCCTGAAGTTTGTGCTTATCTATTATCTCTTTCCTCAAAGATTTGTGGGCATTGCTGGCTCCAAAGAGGACACCATCGGGGACTATAACTCCAGCTCTTCCTCCACTTTTTAAGAGTTCCAAAATAAGCCCTATAAATAAGAGTTCTGTTCTTCCTGTATTGGTAATTCTACTTAAGTCATCAGCTACTGCTTCTTTGTCCAAACTGCCTTTAAATGGAGGGTTTGCTAAGACTAAGGTATATTTTTCTCTTTCTTTATTAGATTTTGAAAGAGAGTCCATATATTGGATTTGCGGATTGTCCACATCATGAAGAAGCATGTTCATGGTTCCTATTCTTAACATCGTAGTATCTATTTCATTACCGTTAAACATCTCATTATTAAAATGTTCTTTCAGTTGTTCTGATGTGAAGATTTCATTTTCATAATTTTTCTTTAAATAATCTGCTACAGAAATTAAAAATCCTGCTGTTCCCTCTCGTGTCAAGTCTGTGATAAAAAATATTTCCGATATTAAATGTAACGATAAATGTTGTTTAAGCATAGAAAGAGGGCAACTATTATGTCACCCTCTTTTTGCTTACTTCCAATCAATTTTCAGTATTTCATTTCCTCTAACTTTGATCGATTTGATATGCTTCTCCATCAGTTTTCTTGATAGCTTTTCTTCCTGAATATTTACTTGTTGAACAACTTTCTTTGATTGTTCTTTTTTCAAAGTTTCAATTTCATCATCAAGTTTTTTCTTTTCCTCTATGAAATCAAGCCTTGTCATTTTCCCTAGTTTATACTTCTCATAAGAAGCAAGCTTTTTAGATTCTAAATCTTGTATAAGAACTTCATGGTTAAGATTCTCCTTCTCCTGCTCATGTATTTCAGAAGAAATATCAACTTTCGCTTTAATGGCCTCTAATACTAATGGTTCAACTTTATCCGCATTAGTCCCAATAATCTTTACCCCATCGTTCTTACAGTAACGACACCTAAAGTATCGATGTATCTTATCAGGCTTCCCATTTCTCTTTTTGGTAGTCTTTTGACAAGGAAGTAAATGTCCACATTCAGGACAGTATAAGAATCCTTGCAACGGTGAATGTTTATACCATTGATAATCTGTATTCTTGCCCTTAAAGCTCTTAGTAGCTTTTAATTCCTGAACTTTATCAAATACGTTTTGAGATATTATTGCTTCATGATTATATTGGATTCTCCCCCAGTCTTCTTTAGGGCGATACCTGCTCTTTTCTTTTGTTCCATTAACTAATGACTTATCTACTCGACTATAGACATAAGTTCCTGTGTAAATCTCATCAGCCAGAATATCTACTACAGAAGAGAAATTCCACGATGGATTGTCCTTGATTGTTGTGTATCTTTTCGAGTAGTCCATTTTGGTTAACTGTAGCTTTCTTTGAGCTGGTGTAATTATCCTATGTTCATTGAGATAATCCCTAATCTTCCTTGTTGAGAGACCTTCTAAATAAAGTTCATAGATCTTCTTTACCACCCAAGATGTTTTCTCATCTGGTATAATCTTGTATTTGTCCTCAGGATCTTTCATATAGCCATATGGTGGATTCCATGATTGTATTTTTCCTTGCTCATTCAAAGTTTTCTTTACTGCCTTAACTTTGGCAGAAGCATCTTTTGCATAAAAGTCATACATAAGATTCTTGAATTGAACATCAAGTTCAACACCATTTCCTACTTCTTTTGAACTATCATAGCCATCATTAATCGCTATAAATCTTATACCAAGAAAGGGAAAAATATTTTCTAGATAATCACCTAAAGTAATGTAATCTCTTAAAAAACGAGACATATCCTTGACTATAATATTAGTAACTTGCCCTGACTTAACATCTTCTAGTAGCCTCTGATAGGATGGTCTATTCTCATTAGTTCCTGAATAGCCATCGTCTACATATTCGACTCTTTCTAAATGCTTTAATTCAGTATTTTGATTTAAATAGTTATTTAGATACATTCTTTGGCTAATGATACTTTCGCTTTCTTTAAATTTGATTTGGTCTTCAACAGAAAGCCTAATATAAAGTGCAATCTTACTCATTACTTTCCTCCTTCAGGCTTTCCATATTAAATTTATAGACCACCTCAAACTCATGTTTATCGTAAACTATTACTTTTTCTACTAGGCTAGCAATTAGTTCTGCTGGTAGCTTTTCAAGCCCTTTCGCTGAAAAAATATCTTTAATCCACCTTAAAGCCTTTCTCTTATCTTTTTTTAGATTAGATATTTTGATTTCCTGAGCTTGTTTTTCTTTTTCTATCGTTTCTATACGCCCCTGAGTTATGTCCCTTTCTAATAGATAAGTATTTCTATCTATTTTCCCTAGACTATAATTCTCATAGCTTTTTTGAAGAGTTACCTCCTCTTTTTGAAGGAAATCCTCATACTGGCTAAATTTTCTATTACCTTCTGCTATAGCCTCGTCATGCTTAGCTCGAATCCTATTACTGAAGCTAGTTTTATTTGTAATTGTATGAATAGCTTTACTAATATCGAAAGCTATCCTCTTATCCAAGTCTGCTTCCAAAATAAACAAGGACTCTTTTTGATGAATGCTTCCATTGAATCTCTCATTTCGGTAGAGATATTGTAATTGCCTTATCTTATGGCTAGTGAAACGATATCTTCGGTAAAGTTCTTCACCATTATAGGAAAATACTAAACCTTGAAACCTATTTTCAGGTTCTCTTTTAAGGTTATGAGCCCTTGATGAAAACACAGACTCTGCTTTTCTTTGCTTACGCTGTTCTTGAATCTTTTCAAAATTCTCCCTGGAAATAATTGCCTCATGAGTATTCTGAACAACAATATAGTCTTTCTCATCTGCAAATTTTTGTTTCTTTCCTTCTGCTAAAAATTGGGATTTTATTCCTTGAACCATATCACCAGTATAGGCCTGATTGGTTAACATTTTACCAAGAGACCCAACATTCCATTGAGGATCATCGTCTATTCTATAAACTCTTCCTGTCTTATAATAGGTCATTGGAGTAGCATATTTTTTTTCATTAAGATGTTTCGCTACTTCTAATTGGCTTTTCCCATCCAAAGTTAGAGAAAACATTTCTTCCACAATAAAACGAACCTTCTCATCCACTTCAAGCCTTTGTCCACCTTCTTCCTTTATTACCTTATAGCCATACGGTGGTACTGAGCCTATAAAATAACCATTTTTAGCTCGACTTATCTTAGTGGACTTTATTTTTACAGAAATATCTTTAGCGTACATATCGTTGATAATATTCTTGATTGTTACTTCAAAAGATTTTTTGCTGTCCATTTCCTTTATGGTATCCAAGTTATCATTAACCGATATAAAACGAACTCCTAGAAAAGGAAAAACTTTATCAATGAGCCTGCCCATTTCCAAATATTCACGACCAAGCCTTGAAAGATCTTTAATGATAATACAGTTAATTTTTCGCTCCCTTATTGCTTGCATCATGTTTTGGAATTCTGGACGATTAAAATTCGTTCCCGAATACTCATAATCTGTATAAACTTCAACTACTTGGATATTTTCTTTTAAAGCATATTCTTTACAACTCAAAGTTTGCGTTTCAATTGAAGATGACTTATCCCTCCAGCTCTCCGTTCTCTCATTAGAAAGCCTAGTATAGATACCAGCCCTATATTGAGTTCTATTGTTGGTAATTTCTTTCTTTACTTCAAATCTTCTTGATGTTCTTGCCATTACATACCACCTCCTACTGAAACATATCTAGGAGTTGGATCGATTTTTGCATAAGCTTGGTGGAGAGAGATAGGCTTAGCCGATTTCTTAGCATTTGTTGCTTCATTCTTTTCCGCCAATTTTTCAAGTAGATTGACTGTATCAATGTTATTAAAGACAAAATTAATTTGGCTATTCTCTAATACTTCTACCTTATTGATAAAAGTGATGAGCATAGCTCTTGTCACCTCATCTAAATCGTCAGAAGGAATAACATTAGAGATAAAGCTTTCTTTATCCTTTAATCGTTTCTCAAGCTCTCTTACAACTTCTTGTTTTGTCATAATTTGCTCTTCGATTTGCTTAATCTTAAAAAGATAATTTTTGCGATAGCGTTCAAACTCTTCGCTTGTGATTAGCTCATCCTCTAAATCTAAATAAAGAGACTTTCTTAAACGCTCATACTTAGCCTTCTCATTTTCCAAAGAGCTAAAGTCTGCATTAATGGTGATGTCATTTAAATCCAGTCTTGAAATCTTTTCTAACACATTTCTGTATCTTTCAAGATAATGATTCAAGGAGTCTTTTACTTGAATTCTAATTTCATCTTCTTTAATACTGTGCCTGCTACATTCACCTGTTCGATTGTAATTAGAGCAGATATAGTAGATGTTAACCCCTTTTTTTGTTTTTACTGTCCTTCTTACTAGGGCACTTCCACAATCAGCACAATATAACATTCCAGCAAATAAGCTTGGCTTATCCTTAGACGTTTGCAAATCTCTTACTAGCATTTTATTAGCGAGAGCAAAGGTCGATTTACTGATAATTTCCTCATGAGCATCATCAATAACAACCCAATCATCTTCATGCACGTCTATTTCCTTCTTGGACTTATAGTTGAGCTTCATAGTTTTACCTTGCTCTAACACGCCAGTATAGACTTTGTTTTCGATGATACGGTTAATCATCTTGGCATCCCACTTACCGTCTTTAACAATAAAGCCAGTAGCATGTTTTTTACCTTTATTTTCTTTATGTTTTGCTGGAGTTGTCGCACCAGTATTATTTAGAAAATCAGCAATAGCTTTAGAAGAATAACCCTCAATCTTCATTTGAAAGATTCTTTTGATAATATGAGATACTTCTTCATCTACTACCAACTGATGTTTATCTGCCACGCTTTTCTTGTAACCAAAAGGAGCGAAAGCCCCTATGAATTCACCGTTCTTTCGCTTAACATCTTTTGCAGATTTTACTTTCATGGAAATATCTCGACAATAACTGTCATTAATGAAATTTCTAATAGGTAGAATTAAATGAGTGTCGCTCATATCTGCATTTTCACTATCATAGCTATCATTTACAGAAATAAAGCGAACACCTTTTTCAGGAAATATTTTTTGAAGATATTTTCCAGACTCAATATAATCACGACCAAAACGAGAAAGGTCTTTTACGATAATCGTAGAAAACTTCCCTTCCTCTAAATCTTCAATCATTTTCTTGAAATCTGGACGCTCAAAATTAGAACCACTATAACCATCATCTACATATTCGTAGGCAATTTTTAAGCCGTTCACCTTGGCGTAAGTTTGAATAATTTGTCTTTGATTGGAAATTGAATTGCTTTCCATGCTGTCTCCGTCTTCTCTTGATAGACGAAGATACATACATGCTGTAGTCATTGAGATTCCTCCTCATTATTATTTCGGCAAATAGTAACGAGTGAATCTCTACTGCTTATATTCTATCTCATCTTCTATGAAATGTCAGCTTTAAATTGTAATGCTTGGACATAAGAAGAGTTCCAGAATTTCTAAAAGGTCAACTTTGGAGTCCCTGTTAACCTCAATTGTATAAGGCTTCTCTTTCGTATCTATTTGCTTTTCATAGTCCTTATTTTCTATGCTTTTATCTATGTTTTTTTCATTCATAGTTTTGTCCTCTCTTAAAATAAAATTTAGTTTTATGACATAAACGAGTGCAATGGAATTGCTACATAGGCATCTCACCTCTGCCCCTGTTCAAGATGGGCCAGCGTCAACTTTAGAAGTATCATTATCACCATTTAATTCATCGCTTAAGATTTCCAGGTCTTAATTAAACTCATCTATTTATCGCTCGCTTCCTTCTATCCTTAGAATTTTCTAGTATTCATTTGAACCGATTTCTCAGCAGGAAGGTCTAGGCGTAAATAAGCTTGTGCTCCTTAAATGGATAACGTCTCGTCTTGGTCTATTCACTTGTCAAGGATCAATGTTTATGTCAAACATGAGAGGTCATTTCTTAGTTGCTTGTTTTGGTATAAAACAAGGGACAAATTCCCCCTCACCTTATAGAGTGAAAATTCGTCCCTCTTGAACCACTTTTTTATATGTTTTCTAAAACTTCTTTTAATTTCTTTAGTATCTTATTTCTTCTTCTAATTAAATTTGTCTGTGGCAATCCAAATCTATTAGCCACTACTCTTGTAGTTTCTTCCCGAAAATACAAAGCATTAATAATTTCTCTTTCTTCATCATTTAGTTCAGACAAGGCAGTATTTAAAGCTTCAATTGCTTCTTTCGTCTCGACTAGCTTTTCAACATCAACACTTTTATCTGTCAAGTTGTCTACAAAATTTCCATCATGATCTACGTCAGAGAAAAAGAGCAACTTGTTTTGCCTATCAAGTCGCTCTAAATAATTCTCTCTATTCGTATGTTGCCAATAAGCCAGATATACTTCTTTACTAACCATTACCTTTTCTTTATCAATAAAAATAAAATAATCTTTCTTTGTCATATAAAAACCTCCTTAAATCTCTTTTTGAAATTTAAGGAGGCCAGGCGGGGATCTAATTCGTACACAATTCATCAGCAACTCACCTATAATTAGGTACAAAAATAGCCACGATTAACTCGTGGCTATCCTTTTATATTGAAGCCTTTATAAAACACAGCTAAATATAACAAAACATTATCTAATACTTATTAGATTTGCTTTTAAATAAAGCTCATTTCATAATATATAGAAAGAGTGTGATGTGAGTTATAGAATCTTTCTAAAATGTTGAGTTTTTATAAATTTTGTTAAATTATATATGGAAATTAAAAAAACATATATCTATTATCTCTTTC